CCCCGTATCTCTTCCAACAGAGCGCGGGCGGAGGTGAGGGCATCATGCAATTGTCCAACATTCAAGCCATTAGGCCAGCGTTTAGCGGTGTACTTTTGCCAATTTGGTTGCGCCTGATCGGTTGTGTCTGCATAAGCCAGCGCAAATTCGAGGGCGTCCGCCAGCCGTTCGATGGTCTTGGCTTGGGTGTCTGGATTGTCTTTGATGTATTCCGCCATGCGCCAAGCGAGGGAGTTTTCCACTGTGTCGTCTGAGTCGTCGTAATGGTCGAACGCCTCGCGGTAGGCTCTAAAACCTGCTTCAAATGCTTTTGTTGTTTCATTCATTGTCGTGTGTCCTTTCGTGCCGCCCTACAAAGCGGGGCGGCGTGCGCGTGGGGGAGGTATTACGCCTGTACCTTTTTGAGGTTGGGTTTATTTGCATAAAGTTTGCCGTCTCTGGTAATCCAAATTTTGCAAGCAAACGGGGTGTACAAGATTCCTAAGTTGCCATTCCATTCTGCCTGTGAAATCATTTCTTCAACCGTCTTGTTTTCTTGAAACCACTGGACTCCGAAGGCTTTCAACTGGTTCATTGCATATCCGTTCAAGTTTGTTGGGTAAACTGTTTGCATTTGATTTTTCCTGTTTGGTTTATTGTGTATCGATAAATAGAGTATATATTCTTTTGTCTAGGATGTCAAGCAAATACACCTTTCAAAACCTGTACAAAACCTATGCAGTTTATAATCAACTTGTCCACATTTTGTATGATATAATGCCGCCAATGAAACGATTTGTACTGAGACTCATTGTCTTCTCGTTTTGCGTATGGCTATATCTGTATCTCCGAGCCTGGCAACGTGACACATTTTACAGGTGTACTATGAGGATGGCGGGGGATCGTGTGCCGAGGTGGTATGTCTGATGTTTTTCGTACTGACGGCGTGCCTGTCGCGATTGATTGGCAAACAACGAAACGAATTGAATTTATTGTGTCCATTGATGGAAATGTAACGCTTACCATCTACGATGACGGTACATACTCCATAAATCCAAACCTGACCGCAGAACAGTACAAGCAGGCTTTGGGAATGGTTATCGAGTATTTTACAAAAGGTAAATGATGAGTAAATCCACCCTCTGCCGATGCGGGGCGAGAATACCCAAACCGCGCAGGAAGTGCGTCAAGTGTAGGAAGAAATGACAATCCCAAAAGTTGAAGTTTTACCAATCGAGGAAGGTGCAACGACCGACCCGCTTAACGTGAACAAGCACACACAAAGGGGCGGCGGACTGCTTGAAAACTCCCTACGGAAGCGTGGGGCTTTTCGTTCTATTGCCTCCGCTGGTAAGGGCGTGAAAGTCCCCGTTGTCATGGCGGGTAACTTCACACTAGAGAAAGCGGTTAGCGCAGGATTTACCGAAGTTGTAAATGTTCACGTAACAGGCAATCAAATTGTAAACGTGGTGCGTGATGACATTGCCCCGAATAGCCCCGAGGCAATCGCGCTAGGTTTGGAAGATAACGAAATTGGCAAGCAGTCATATAACCCCGACCTTGACATTCTCGCGGCTGTCATGGCTGACCCTGCTATGCAGGCGTTGAAGGCAGAGGATAAGATGCTGGCGGATATTGTGGAGGGGATGGGGATGCCGAAGGAAACAAAAGACGCAGAGCCGCAGATTGACCGCGCCGCAGAGTTACAAGAGAAATGGCAGACCGCAAGCGGGCAGTTATGGCAACTCGGAAAGCATCGGTTATTGATTGGCGATTGTACGGTGCGGGAGAACGTCGAACGGCTGATGGGCGGGGAAGTCGCTGTAATGGTACACGCTGACCCGCCTTACGGAATGGGAAAAGAAAACGAAGGAATCGCAAATGATAACCTTTATGGGAGTAAGTTAGACGAATTTCAGATTAAATGGCTGAAAGCGAGCCGACCTTTTACCGCCGATAATGGAAGTATTTACATTTGGGGAAACCACGAGGATTTGTGGCGACTTTGGTTTTGTGGAGGCTTGAAGGATAGTGAACGCCTAACTCTAAGGAATGAAATAGTGTGGGATAAAGGCGGTGGCGGTTTTGGGGTAGGAACACAGGCGCAAAGAAGCTACTTCCCAGAAGAGCGGTGCTTATTCTTTATGATAGGCGAGCAGGGCTTTAATAATAATTCCGATAATTATTGGAGCGGGTGGGATAGTGTGAAAAATTACCTCAAGGGAGAGGCTGATAAGGTAGGGCTTACACCGTCGAAACTAAAAGAGATATGCGGCGTTGGGATGTACTCTCATTGGTTTACTGAAAGCCAGTGGGTATTTATTACAGAAGAGCATTATAAAAAATTACAAGACGCTTTCAAAAAAGATTATGACGCTTTCAAAAAAGATTATGACGCTTTCAAAAAAGATTATGACGAACTCAAAAAAGACTTCTACTCCACCCGCTCTTATTTTGATAACTCTCACGACAACATGACAGAGGTTTGGCATTTTGGAAGAGTAACTGGAGAAGATAGGCAAGGACACGCAACTCCAAAACCCATAGAACTAGTTGCTAGGGCTATAAAGAGTAGCTCGCCAGATGGCGCGGTTATTTACGTTCCTTTTGGCGGAACTTGTCCTGAAATTGTAGCCGCGCAGAACCTATCCCGCCGCTGTTACGCGATGGAAATAAGCGAGAAATACGGCGCGGTAATCCTTGAACGCTTCGCCTCTGCATTCCCCGCCGAGGAAATAAGGCTAATCAAATGACCGACGACCCCGAAAATACTGCGGAATCCCTGCAAAACAAGCCACGCGGCAAGGCGTTTGCCAAAGGCTTTGACCCACGCCGCAATATAAAGGGCGTGCCGAAAGACACCCTTTTGATGCGGAAGCACATGCGCCTGATAGCTGCCGAATTGATAGGCAAGGATGAAACAGAAATGACCCGCTTGGATGCGATGCTCCGCCAGTTGTGGACATCCCGCAACCCCGCCCATAATAAGCTGGCGTTGCAGGTGCTTGACCCTAAGTTACTGACGGAACATGCAGACATAACCAGTGACGGAAAGGCGATAGGCTGGGCGCAGTTTATCGAACAGGATACCAATGACAAGCCCGCGAAAGATAGCGCAGAGTCCTAGCGACTTTGCGCGGGTGTTCCTTCGGATACTGGACAAGGATAAAAGCCTAATCCCCTTCCGATGGAATAAAGCCCAAGCACATTTCCACGCTAACCGTACGGGTAGAGACCTCATCCTAAAGGCGCGACAGTTGGGATTTTCCACATACGTGCAAGGCGAAATGTTCCGCCGTACCGTCACCAGCACACAGACAACAATCACACTGGCGCACGACGCAGAAACCACACAGAAACTTAGACGCATGGCGGACAGGTTTTATGAGCATTGTAAATTTGGGAGCATTCAACCGCAACGGAAATACGCTAACGCAACCCTCGCCACATATCCCGAGTTTGACTCAACCGCCACAATTGCAACCGCTGGTAATCTGGAAACGGGGCGCGGTGACACATACACTGAGCTACACGGGTCAGAGGTCGCATTCTGGAAAGACGCCGAACGGATTGTAGCGGGCGCGATGCAAGGCGGAAGCCCGCAGGTAACGCTGGAATCCACCCCGAACGGCGCACAGGGATTCTTTTATGACAAGTGCATGGAGGCATTAAGTGATAATTCTGTCTGGACTTTACATTTCTATCCCTGGTGGTGGGATGACCAATATAGAATACCTCTTGATGAAGGCGAATCCATTGAATACAACCCCGACGAATTCCGCCTGTGCAAAGACCATGATTTACGCCCAGACCAAATCAAGTGGCGGCGCAGTAAGCAAAGGGAGTTGGGACGACTCTTTCAGCAAGAGTATCCCGAAGATGTAATAAGTTGTTTCCTCACATCGGGCAACAGTTACTTCGGTGATTTGTCTGGAGTGTTTACTGCCCCCGCTGGTGCTGAGTATATCGAGGGGCATGAGTACATAGCGGGCTTGGATTTTGGACAGACTGACTATACCGCCATGCCTGTATTCGATAAGACCACCCGTCAACAGGTAGATTTATTGCACATCAATAAAACGGAATGGTCGGAACAGCGCAACCGTATAAAGCAGATGTGCGACAAGTGGCGTTTAGAATCCATCCTCGCAGAGCGTAACAGCATCGGCGCGGTGAATATCGAAGCACTAAGGGACATTGGAGTATACGCCCAACCTTTCGATACCACGAACGAAAGCAAGGCAGGCATTATGTCCAATATGCACGAGTTATTACATCAAGGCTGGAAGTTGTTAGACATTCCAGTACAGAAGCACGAATTCAACACGTTTGTATCTTCACAGCTACCCAGTGGCGCGTGGAGATTGGCGGCAGAGGGTGACGGGCACGATGATATTGTAATGGCGTGCGGAATAGCGTTATGGCAAATATCTAAAAATAATTGGTGGATGACGTAGGAGCGCAAATGTATAAATACAAACTTACGGCCGGGACGAAATCTATCAACCCGAAGAACGCGCAC